TTTTTAACCTTTCGGTCAAGAACTTCTACTAACGCACTCCACAAGTGGCAACAATGATCATCATGAACTCGGATGATCTCGTTTTGCTGCGCACCTCGATGGTAGAGAGGGTTGCTCTCCATTCTGGCATCAATTTTGTTGATGGCCAGGCCCCCGACAACAGTACGACGTCACAGACAATCGTATATGGTGAGTCAAAGCGAACACAAATCGCTCTGGCTTACCCGTTGAAGGGGGTTGCGGCTTCACCTGCTGGTGGGGCCGCCAAGAGCTCAGCTCCTAACTTGGTCCGTTCGCGACTGGAAAGGGGTTGGGCGCGGTCGCTCTCGTTAGAGGACCGTACCGCTGTACATGGCTGTGTCGTCGCCTTGTTTACGCTACTTGAGATTTACGGGCTCGAAGGATGGAAAAGCAACCCATCCGTCGACCGTGCCTTTTCTCGGACTGTGACGCATTGGTCGGCCGGTTCAAATGTCGCTGGAGGATGGATGAAATTCGTCAAGTGGAAACTTGCCGCGTTCTTCTATTCTCATACGCAACAGATGGACCTGCCGCCCCCTGCGCCGTGGTCTGAGGAGAGGTTCGTGGATCTCCCACACACACTCTGTGCTGGTTGTGTTGGCCGCTTCGCCGCTCGCCTTGTCCTTAACACCGAACTCTATGATTCGTTTATGGCTTCCATTCTTCAGGTGAAGAAGGGTTGTCCCCGACCGTCAAAAGAGCTCTGTGCCGAGGGCTTGGCGAAAAGCGTTGCGGCACTCACGACTGTCCACAAGTCGCCCTTGGAGGTTAGGTTCCCGCGAACCTTAGTACCTTGGGGCGATATTGTTGACCAGGTTGACCTGGCTTATGAACTGACCCGTGAGTCGGTTGAGCAGCAACTTGAGCGGAGTGTTGATGAGCTCTTCCCCCCGGAAGAGTCGAAGTATGAGAATGGTGACCGTTACCGCGTCATCTTTCCCTCATCAAGTGCGAGTGTGGTGGATTCTCGTTCTGTCGGTGGTGCTCTTCGTTCCATCCGTCGCTTTGCGTCAGCCAAAGGGCTGACGTCGAGCGTTGGAGAGGCGGAGGCAACCGGCAGGATAAGATTCCGTAGTGGTCTGGCAGAGGAGAGGATTGGGCTTGGGAGGGGGGAGGTGGATGTGGACGTCACTGAATTGGAGCATGCCGCTCGTGAGTTATACAAACTAATGGTACCCGCTGCCTTGGAGCAGCCTTCTACAGTGAAGGCCGTCCCTCTGGCGGAGAGTCTGAAAGTACGTGTTATCACGAAGGGCGAGCCCCTGTCCAGTAAGGTCTTGCACCCACTGCAGAAGTTTATTTGGGGGAAGTTGCATCGTCATCCGACATTCAAGCTTATAGGGACCCCTGTGACAGCGTTGCTGTTGCAGGGCCGACTTGGCGCGAAACTTGGGGACGATGAGTACTACCTCTCGGGTGATTATTCTGCGGCGACGGATAACTTGGCACCATGGGCGTCAAACTGCATCGCGCGACGAATCGCGCGCAACTGTCAGTTGACGCCTGAGGAAACTGCTTTGTTCCTTCGCTCCCTGACTGAGAACGAATTCATTTTGCCGGACGGGACAAGGAGAAGGCAACAGTGGGGGCAGCTGATGGGCTCTATTGTGAGTTTTCCCGTGCTGTGCATTGCGAATGCTGCGCTTTGTCGTTGGTCTATCGAGGTTGATCAGGGTAAGAAGGTTCTTCTCTCCCAGTCGACTTTGTTGATTAACGGCGATGACGTAGTATTCCGTAGCACAGTGCGGGGGCACAAACTTTGGGAGCAAATCACTGATTTCGTAGGTTTGTCCAGCAGCTTGGGGAAGACGTTTTTGTCTAGGCAGTTTGCCCAGATTAACTCTGTCAACTTTCAGCGGCTGGCTGTTCCGACGATGGTGCTCGGCGATAGGGGCAAGCAACGTTCACTTTGGTTTAAGGAGACGCCATACGTTAACCTGGGCTTACTTTTCGGACTCAAAAGGTCTGGAGAAAAGCTTGGGGTTGACGCAATTGCGGACTCGGATGTAACCTTGGGTGAGCGCTGCCGTGCTTTAATTGCCGCGGCGCCGTTTGACTTACGAGAACGGGTGATGCGAGTGTTTCTCAAGCATCACGCTAAGGTGTTGGGGGAGTGTCATGTTCCGTGGTTCGTTCCTGAGGCGTACGGTGGGGTAGGTTTACCCATCGTCGCACGTCTCTCGGACTTTGCAGACTATGAGCCCGGCGATAAGTTGGTCCCCACGTGGGGGCCTTCTACGCTAGATCTCAAGGTCGCGCATCGTCTTCTGGAGAATCCTCGTCACAAGGTGAGCGGCAAGCCGCTTTACCCAGTTTCGAAGGTTCCGGGGAATGCACCATCGGATGTTCACAAGCTAGTGCTTAGTCGCTTGCCGGTACCGCTGTCCTATGGGAGTCCGTCGAAGAGAGAAGAACGTTTATGGCAAGCCATCTACGGTAAACTCTGCTTCGATGTTTTCCTTACGGATTTGCGGCTGACCAGTCAGAAAGACTCGAAGCGTGGCTTGGCAGTGTTGAGGCGTAATGAGAGCTCGTGGCAACGAGCACTTCGGGCGGGTAATCTTCCTCCGCCTTTGTCGCTTCAAACGCTGCATGACAATACCCCTCCGCAACCCTACCTACCTATTGGTCTGCTGACCGAGCTACACCCTTTGGCTCCTGTGGTTCCCCTCAAAACGGCTGTGCCGGAGGATAATCTTTGGAGTTATGTGGATGAGTTCGAGCTGCTGGCCGAGTGGTAGGCTTTGTTGGATCCCACGCTAACCCGTGGGCGGGCTGGACGGTCCGTCATCTTCACCCTTTGCTCAGCGAACGGGGTTACACAGCTGTCGAGAATCTCGACACCCGTGTCTCCACGTTATGTAATCGCTTTGCTTAGTGATGATGGACAGGAAGGTCCGTGGTGTACCGCAGTACACCAGGTGTGTCGGTTGCTCACCGACACGGGCATGGTGGGGGCTACGCGTGGCCCCCCCATGCGTCGCGATTACTCGCGACAGGGTCTGGATAGAACCCTCCACAACGACAAATCCTGTCGTCG